GTAGAATCGCATTCACTGTTTGCGCTGGCAGATGCACTGGAATGCGACGCGCGCTGGTTAGCTACCGGGGAGGATGAGTAAATGAAAGATAAACACGAATTGCTCCACTTCATAAACGCGTTTCTTACGGATAGAAATCACACCGAAGAAAGCCTGAACAGCTTAACCGCAGAAGTATTTCGTTTAGCTAAAGGTTGTTTAGAAGCGGAGCCCGTAGCCTGGTCCTACAAAGAATATGTTTGGGCCACAGGTATCGGCTATGTGTGGTGTGAGAAATTAGAAGACGAAAATCCAGGAGATGAATGCAATACGTTAAAAGAGGTGGTGCCCCTATATCCGAGATAAAAAAAACCCGCGCATCAAGCAGGATGGCGGGCTTAGATAAGCAACATGGTATTGAGAACGAAGCATGGAACACCTCTATTAAAACAGGTGTTGACAAACTAATCAACTATTTTAGAGAACAGCATGGAAAATATCATCTTCTCCATCGGCCACGATGCAAAGAAACGTCGCGCTAAAAACTACGATATCACCTGGTCAGAGTTCGTCACAGAGATGGTGGACTACATCGAAGAGCCGAGCCTCGGGATTGAGTTCACCGGCAGCGAAACCCAGGAACAGTACGACCGTAAGAAGAAACAGCAGAACTACATCGCGGCTGCCGTTGATAAGGTGCGCAGCAACGACACCGTCATCGGGCGCTCGCTCATCTACATCGACCTGGACGGTGTGACGTCGCGCGACGTGCGCAAGGTCACCCGTGCTCTGAACAATAAAGGCCTGGCGTATTTCGCTCACCGTACCAGCTCCGATAAGCACGAGCTCAAAGGCGGCGAAGACCACCGCGCCGTCCGTTTCCTTATCCCGACTAACGTGCCTATGGCCGCAGATGAAATATGGCATTGCCAGCACAGCTTCCTGTGGTGGCTCGGCCTGGACAATATGCCTGGCGTCGATATGACCGCAAACCAGCGCGCACGCATCATGTTCGTGCCGCCGTATGGCGCGGAACACTGGGAGAGCGACGGCAAGCCGGTGCGCGTCACTAAGCTGCTGAACAACGGCTACGAGCCGCCGTCGGAGCTTGGCGCGACTAACTGGTCTGAAGACGCCCTGGCGAACGCCGACGAGAACTCGCAGGCAATCGCTGGCTGGGCGTTTGAGATGGGCCTGGAGATGATGTCGTCCGGGCGCGGCTGGGCTATCCAGTGCCCGAACCACATGGCGCACACCGCCGGGCGCGACGGCACCGACGGCGACACGGCAATCCTCCTCCCCGACAGCCTGCACCCGGAAGTGCGCTTCCAGTGCCAGCACTCGCACTGTAAAGGTCTGAACAGCCACCAGCACATGATGCTGCAACTCGCGGGCGTGCCAAACGCGTACCTGCCCGAAGCGCACAACATCAGCAAGAAGCAGATTGAAGAGCTTCTGCCGTTCTTCGACTCAGAAGAAATTGAGCACATCCACTACAACCAGGTGTCGGCCGCCGCCGAGGGCGCCGATGCGCACCAGTGCCAGGACGAAGACCTGATGGACGAGCCTTGCGCCCTGTTCACCAAGCGCGACCCGATTATCGACGGCCTGTACAACTTCAAATCAACGTTCGAGCTGGTGGGCGAGTCAAACATCGGGAAGTCGTTCTTCCTGCTCGGGCAAATGGCGTGCGCGGCAGCGGGCATTCCGTTTGCCGGTGCGAAGGTCATCAAGTCGCATAACTTCTATTTCGATGCCGAGGGTGGCAGCACGACCGAAGACCGTAAGCAGGCGCTACAGATTACTTACGGCGACAACCTGGACTGGCTGCACATTATCGACCTGCAACATGAAGGCTGGGACATCACCTCGACAGCTGGGCGCAAGGCCATCATCCGCCACATTCGCACGGTGGCGGGTAACGACCCGGTCGGCCTTGTGGCGTTCGACTCCCTGAACCAGTCTGTCTCCCTGTCAGCTACGCCGTTCGACGAGAACTCATCCGCCGATATGGGCATCGTTGCGTCGGCGCTCAAGGCAATTGCCGAAGAAACCGGTGCGTGTGCTGGCGTCGTCCACCACCCGGCCAAATCCGAGAAGGGCACCCGCCGCGTCGGTCGTGGTTCCGGCGCGCTTCACGGTGCGGTTGACTTCGTTTACTTTATCGAACAGCCGGACGAGACGAAGCCGCTGCAACTCAATATGTATATGGAGAAGGCGCGCGCCGGCGTTAAGCAGTTGCCGCGTGGCTTCGTGCTGGCTAAGTGCCACATCACCGTAGAGAAGTCGCACAATGACGCTATCGTTGCGCTGCAGTCTACCCGCGACGCGCCGGACTTCGGAGAGTTCTTATCAGGTCACACCGTTAAACCTTTCGACTCATCACCGCGCGACGAAACGCTGGTGCTTATCCCTGTAGCCCTGACCGCGTTCACCACGGCAGCGGCGGAGGTTGCACGCAAGGCAACCAAAGAGGCCAACGACAAACCAGGCCTGACGAAAGAAGAGGCTGCCATCGTTGCCGCGCTGGAAGAACTGCAAGCATCTGACGACCGCCCGCAGGGCTATCCGGTAGGTGAGATTGTCCGACTCATGCCGGGCGGCGGCAACTCACGCCGACGGTCGCTGGTTAAGGAGATGGCAGAGCGCGGATTAATTTGTTTCGGAAAGGACCACAAGGGCCGATTACTGAACGGAGAGGACGACAGACACCTGCAATTCCGTGTTACAGGACAGCCAACAGACCACGTAGACGCGCAGCCAACAGCGGAAGATGATGACCTGGCGGACTAATTATCAAGGTCGGCGGACAATGTTGGCTGTGAATAGTTATGCATAAAAAGTGAATAAATAATCGTTGGCTGCGGCGGACAAATGCCCGGACAATTTTATGGCGGACAAAATGTCCGGACAACGTTGTCCGCCTACTGCCGCAAGGGTTTGCTGCCGAACGGACAACGGACACGGACTAGTCTTAGCAGACTGAATGGGGGTGGTCTGTCCGACCCACCCTCCAGTCCTCTAGACTTGCATAAGCGCTTAGTCATTTAGTCTCCAATATACGGCAGCAAAATATTTAATTAAAATGGTTGCAGCCAACACAATACTTTGCTATAGTTACTTCATCGAAACGAAATGCACCTAGGAAAACGAAATGGCACACTTAAACAAAAGCAATGTTGAGATGGCAGTAGAGAAAGTTAAAGAGGCTTATGGTTGCAACGCTCTTACGGCTATCACTAAGATGCAGGAAGCAGCACATAAAGCCGGTGACGAAAAATCCCTCGATGTGTTGTGTGAACTGAAATATGAAATCATCTCTGAAATGTGGAGCTAAAAGATGGATAAAGAAATGCGAGACGAAATGGTATATGACCTAATCATGTACTACGGCAACCCAAAAGGGGCGGAGTCTTATCTCCGTCTGGTTGAGTCACTCATAGCTAAGGGCTGGGCTAAACAGCCTGAGGAAGATGATAAAGAGTAACTCCTGATGCGCGATTGTAATGTTATATTGTAACAAAATGGCCCCAATCGCGCACTATTGCCCCTATTCAGACGAATCCTATTGCGGAGATACGAAGATGAGTAAAGCACAATTCTGGTTTCTTGTTGGATTGGTTACAGCCCTGACCATAGCTAAAACCGCCGCCACGTTTGGTATGTTCTCCGGGTGGTGACGTATGCTCGCGCTAAACGATATCGTTACCTGGACGCATCCGCGCACGGGTAACACCCACACGGGCGTAGTCGTCAAGCTCTACGGCAACGGTCGCTACGTGGTGCAGGTCTGGCGTCAGTGGGCGCACAGGCCGCGCATGTACCGGCCGAATCCGAAGTGGCTTAAGAAACTACGTTGACAGATAAGAAATAGCATAGTATTGTTAGTATCAACTTAACGAGGAGAACGGAACATGAGCTACTACGAGAATGTTTTATTGCACGACATACAAGACTTATTCGAATCATGCAAATGGCCCATGCCATGCGATGGGGACAAGCAGGCATTGTTCTACCCTTGCGAAGAGGACGAATGATGACTGTATGGATTGTTGTTAGAGGCTNGCACGAAGGTAGCGACATTGACTCGGTACACTTCAAAGAAGAAACAGCGCAGGACAGGGCCAGTTATATAAACATTGTGGTCTGTATGGGTAATATGGGCGGTCTTGGGGCAACTGTTGAAAAGCATGAGGTGCAATAATGGCAACTCTCAAAGAGCACCAGGCCGCGATGGTCGACCTGCTGGCAAACGGCAGCGGTATCCAGGCCTCCGCGTCACGTCTGGCCCATGCGATGCATGATGTGCTTACGACCTTAGCTAACTGGCGGGTGGAGCCCGTAATGTCACTTGACGAAGTCCTTGCCGCAAATATTAAACATTACGGCGGGGCAACAACACCAGGCCTCAACGACAGGGCCCTCAGCGAGCGCGAGAAGGCGCTGAAGACCGACAGCCCGGCTAAGTGGCCGGC